AAATAATATAGATAAAGAAATTGAACATATTAATTATAACAATAGTCCTGATATATTAATTGCTTCAGTTTGTGGTAACATTAATATAATAAGTAAAATAAAGGCAAAATGTAAAATATTTTATTATGGGGAAAATTTAAATAGATATCCTCCATATAATAATATAAAACTATTACAAAATAATTTTGATATAATATTAGGATTTAAATATACAAATAAAGAAGAAAAAATATTAAGATTTCCATTATGGTTATTATATTACAAATTTTATAACTTTGATTCAATCAATAATATAGTTGATTATATAGAAAATGAATATAAAAAAAATATTGTAAAAGAAAAAAAATATTTTGCATCATTAATATCAAGACATGATAGAGGTGGGCAACGAATAAAAATTTTTAATGAGTTGAAAAAATACGGTAAAATAATGTGTCCTGGTGATTTTATGAATAATACAACAAAAATTGGAAAAACTCAAAAAGACAAGATTAATTATATATCAAATGGATTATATAATATTTGTTCAGAAAATTCTATATATGAAGGATATACTACAGAAAAGATTTTTCAAGCATTTCAAGCTGGAACAATACCATTGTATTGGGGACATGATTTACCAGAAAAAGATATAATAAATATTAATAAATATTGTTTTTGTGAGATTAATAATAATCTAGAACATCAAATAAAAGATGTTATATTAAATAAAAATAAATATATAGAAGGAAATATTTTCAATGATAATGCAAAAAATATTATAGAAATCTATTATAATGATTTAATTGACAGTATTAAAAAGTATTTAATGTCTTCTAACAAAGAAGAATCTTTTCATGGTTAGTATATTTTTGTATAATATGTTTTGATGTTTTATATCCATCACCATCATCACCATTTGAATGTTGATAATTAAATTTTTTTGTATTTATGTTAATACTATCTATTTTAATAAAATCATTTAATTTTTCATTTAATATTAATGTAATTCCAAAAATTCTTTCCATTATACCTCCTATATGTCTATGGTGTTTTGGAATACTATTATTTTCGATTTTACATATATAAAATATATCATACATAAAAATAGTCCAGAATTTATATAATTCATTATATATTGATGTATGTATTATAAATGTTGATAATAAAGGTATACCATAGTTATCTCCAATTTTAATTTTACATAAATTTATTAAACTTTCTAAATTATGATTTGTTTTAAAAAAAGAATTATATTTATTAAAAAATAAATTTAATGGTAGAGAATTATCTGTAATATGATTAAAACCACATCTAATATAATAACAACTATTTTTTTTGTAGTCTATATTATAATTTATAACATTATCATATTGACAAAATCCAATAAATTCAGAATTTGTATGCAAATTATTTATTCCAATGTGAATAATCGCCGATGATTCATTATAACCACATTCTTGAAAAAATTTATCATATTTAGTTAATTTATATTCATAAATTATATCAAAATTACTTAATGATTCGGGAATTATTTTTTTTATATCTTCATTTACACCAAAAAAGTTTACTATATTTTTATTATATTTTACTAATTCATTTGATAATTTATTATGAAATATACAATAAATTTTAATATTAGATTTTATATCATCTTTCAGAAAAATATATTCTTTATAAATCTCTCTCATAATCTTTTCTCCCAAAAAGTTATAATGTAAATAATTATCGTTTTTTTTTACTAATTCACATATATTATATCCTTTTTTTGATATTTCATCAACGGGGTCAATACAACTTATATTTAATTTTGAACATATGTTTTTTAAATATTCAATTAATTTAAATCTTTTATTTATAGAATCACAATTATATCTATTATTTTTGAATAAAATATCTTTTGGAGGTTTAATATGTGTAACAATAATTATTTTTTTATCCTTTAATATATTTTTTATTTTAATTATATCTTTTTCAATTTCATCAAATTCCTGCTCTTTTTTTATTATTTTTTCTTTTATATCTTTTGAAAAACCTAAAATATCGGGGGTATCATATAATACATGATGAACATATAGATTTTTATATTTATATGTTTTCATTGAACTTATTTCAATTAAAAATATTTTTGTATTATTAATGTAACTTTTAAACTCATTGCTATATTCTAGATTTTTTTTACTAAACATCGGTTTTTGAAATACATATTTAGTATCATCATTTATTATATTATTACTTATCATATATTCTAGTAGAGTGATAATTTCTTTTGTAGAATGAAAATTTCCAATATTATTATTGATATAATTGTATTTATTATCTATAAAATTTTGACGACAACAACCTATTATTCCTAAACAATTAGAATTTATATCATGTTTTAGTGAAAAATTGTTTTCATGAATCATATATAGTAATTATATTTTTTTATTTATTTCATTCAAAATTAAATTTTTATTGTATAATAATTTTTCTTTAAAATTTTTATAATATAATTCAATATCTTCACCAGCAATCAAGTATTCTTTTAATAGAGTTTTATCTTCAATATATCCAGAAAGACCTGTATTAATACCTGGTTTTTCAACAAATTTTATAGCGTTATTTAAATTCATATAAAAAATAAAATCTCCTGCATGCGCTACACCGTTATTTCTATAAATAAGATTATAATTAATTTTACTAATATTTATATCTTTCCAAATTAAAACATCCGGTCTTATAAAAAAAATATATTCATATTTACATCTTTTTAATGCTAGATTTAATCCATTCTTCATAGATAATACATATGAATGTTGTCGAGATATATTTTTATAATTCTCAAAATTATAATCTATAGGATTGTAAATATTTATCATATTTTTAGTATTTTTTATAGTATTTTCATTATTTATATCAATTACCCAATTAGATAAATAATAGTCAAATGTGTGATTTTCATTTACATTCACTATATGCTTATCAAAAGAATATTTACATGGATAAATAAATTCACCATTATCATTATATTCTCTTTGTAAGAGATTTTTTTCACCTATATTTTTTTTTGTTTCTATTCCACCTATAGTTATTATAGCTATTCTCATTATATATAAGTTATATAATAAATATTTTTTTATATTATTAAATAAAAGAATGAAAATATGTTTATTAATTTGTGGTCAATTTAGAGATAAATCAAATATAAAATCATTAAATTCATTAATAACAAATGATATGGATGTTTTTATTTCATCATGGAATAAATATGGTAAAAGACATACAAAAAGTAAATTAACAAATATAGATGAAAGATTTTGTGATAATCAATCTACAATGTTAGAAGAAGATATAAATAAAATAAAAAATGTAGTTTCTATAAATATTGAAGAATTAGAAATTTATACAAAATATAATTTTATACATGAAAGTATAATAAAAAAATGCGGTAACAATCATTCTCCTATAGGCAGTATTTATAATATATATCATATAAATAAATGTTTAGATTTAATGAAATCATATCAAATAAAAACAAATATAAATTATGATTATATAATTAAAATTAGACCAGATTTAATTTTTGATAAATCATGTTTAGATAATTTAAATGTTCAAGATAAAATATATTTTTCTTCAAATACATCAAATGAATATGCTAAAAGTGATAAATTTTTCTTAGCTAAAAAAAATATTTTTGCTAATTTCATAGAAAAGATTAATGAGTATTCAAAATATATATGGAAAAATGATTTTACAAATATTAATGATGAAAAAATATATCCAATAGGAGAAAGATTATTTAATCAGATTATTAAATATTATAATTTAGATTATAATATTTTAAATGATAAAAGAACATATATATCAAATAGCAACTAATATTTTTCTAACTCCCTCTTTAATTATTTCATCTTTTAAAATTTTGTATTTTAAATTCATTATTCCACTGTTATCAATTAATTCTTGTTTTTTAATATTATCAATACTATCTATAAATCTTTTAGTCCAAATATCTGAAATTTTTTTTTTTTCACCAATATAACCATCAGCACAACTTTTATGAGAAAGTTCTTTAAATTCTTTATTATTATTTAAATAATTTATAGGAATATTTTTTATTTTTGCTCTGTGAAATAAGGCTCTATCTTCTATTCCCCAACCATAAATATAGTTAGGAAAACCATTTAATGATTTTATAGAATCCTTAGAAAATTTTGTAACTCCACCCAAAGATTGTTCATGTGGTTTCCATAAACAATATATGTCTTTTTCAGTATTATAGTGTTTAATAACATTATTATTTGGTATCTTATCTATATCATGAGTTATAAAATAGCTAGCTGTGTCTAAATATTCTTTGAAACCTATATTTAATAATTTTCCTCGATTAAATTCTTTATCCCTACTTTGTTCAATAATAATAATTGATGATTTTTCAACATTTTTAAGTAAAAATATTGAAACATTTTCTAAAAAATACTTTAGATGTGTTTCTCTATCGCGATATGGAATAATAATGATATTTTTTATAATAGTATCCATTTATGTAAATATAATTATAATTATATTTATATAATAATTTAATAATTTAATAAGTTATATAATAATTTAATAAGTTATATAAAATGGGTTTTCATATAAAATTAATCAATATTATTTATATAGATCTATAACTAATGACATTGGTCTATATGGATTTTTAACTCTTTCATCATGATCAGGTGTTCTTTTAACAAAACACTTTGAATAATCTATCTTATTTGTAACTGGATTATCATTTTCATCGTAATAATGTAAAAAATTTACTTTTTCTAAATTAAATTTTGATAAATTTATTAATTCTTTAACTTGTTCATATGTTGGAAACCATACATGCCCACCATTTATTACTTTTTTATTTATATTATCATAATTACCACCACCACCAGGGTCATGATATATCTTGTTATTTTTATCTTTTAAACTTCGATTTTTAAAATATCACATTTATAATCAGGCATTGATAATCTAAAAAATCCTCCAGGTTTTATTACTCTATATATTTCATTAAATATGTTTGTCATATATTTAGGTTCTATATGTTCAAAAACATCTTCTGATTGATAAATATCAACAGAATTATCTAATAAATTCATTTTATTAATACAATTATGTCTAATGGTATAATGATTCTCAGTATCTAACGATAATCCTATAAAAGGAACATTTTTTCTTCTATTATTTTCTAAACCACCAGCATATAAATAAATATTTTTATTATTTTTAATATCTTCAAATTTTACCATTATATATTTATTATTTAAATACTTAATTAATATTTAAATTATTTTGCAATGATTTGATTAATTCATTGTTATATATTAATCCACCTGTTGGTTTATATGAAGTAATAGGTCGCGTTTCTGGTTTTTTATTGTTCATATTCATATTATCTCCTGTATTAAACATTAACATATCATTTTCTTCTTTTTCATCTTTAAAAGTAATAGCTCTATTATTTGAATTATTACTATTTCCTGACGATAACCCATTATTTCCAAAAAAGGAAGCATTACTATCTTTCTTCTCTCCAACAAGATTTCCATTACCATCAATCGATACACCAGTTTTCTTTTTTATTTCACTTCTTACATATCCAGGAACCCAATGCTCCCATGATATAAATAATAAATTAGGATGAGTATATCTTAATCTAAATCCATTATCCTGTAATTTATCCATAACATATGTTATACAATGCGCGACATCATATCTAGGAACACCAATCATCATCTCTGGGATAACAAACCAACAATAATGCTCATTTAGTTGTTTCCGTGATGTAGTTTTTATTCTATTATGAATTCTATTTAAAATAGTATTGTAACTATTTGTAGTGTTAATATCATGTTGTTGCTTTCTCTCATATAATTCATCTAAATCTATTTTATCTACATAATTTTCAGGATCATCAACTGTAAATATTGTATTCATTAAATAAAAATTAGAAAAAAGTTATTAAAAATATACGTTAAATAATAGTAATAAAATGATTATTAAACATTTAGTAATTGGAGGAGGTGGTCCTAATGGTTTCATGTTTTTCGGTGCTATGAAATATTTAAAAGAAAAATTATTCTGGGATAATGATAATATAAAAAGTATTTATACAACATCCGCTGGTTCATTAATAGGAACTATATTATCTTTAAATTACAATTTAGATGATATAGAAGAATATATTTTAAAAAGACCATGGGATAAATTACAACCAATTGATCCAGAAAATATATTAAATATTTGGAGCGAGAAAGGAATATTTGATGAAAAATTTATTTATGATATATTAAATCCATTATTAAAATGCGTTTCATTAGATAGTAATATAAATTTAAAAGAATTTTATGAATTTAATAATATTGATTTACATATTTTTACTTCAAAAATAAAAAATGGTTATTTTGAAACGATTGATTTAAATCATAAAACACATCCAGAATTAGAATTATATAAAGCAATTACTATGTCATCTGCTTTTCCAATAGCATTTAAACCAATTGAATATAATGGAGAATATTATATAGATGGTGGATTGTGTAATAATTTTCCTTTAAATTTTTGTTTAAATCAAACAAAATGTAACAAGGATGAAATATTAGCAATTAATTATAGTAAAAAGAGTGATGATGAAAATTATGTAATTAATAATAATACAAATGTTATTAATTATACAATGAAGATTATTTTTAATATGAAATATATGATATCAAATGAACATAATCAAGAAAAAATAAAAAATATTATAACAATGAAAAATGATTATGATGATTTTACTAATTGGAAAAATTCTTATAGTAATGAAGAACATCGAAAATATTTACTAGATAAAGGCAAAGAATATGCTATTAATTTTTTAGAATCTTTTGAAAATAATAATAATGACAATGATATTAATAATGAAAAAAATAGTGATAATAATAAAGAGTGAATTATTTATAGAACTTCATTAAGAAATTGCATTAATGTTTCTACATTAGGCCGTGCATCATAATCATAGACAGTTCCATCTTCTGTAACTAATTTAATAGTAGGATATCCTTCTATTTTAAATTTATCAGCAGTTTCACTATCAGTTTCGCAATCTACTTCTCTCACAATTACTCTATTATTATTAAAAGTTTTATTTTCTATTTTACTTTTAAATTCATTAATAACAGGTCTTGCTTTTTTACAATAAGGGCACCAGTTTGTATAAAAATAATATAAAGTAGCTACTTTTGGCTCTCTATTTTGATCTTGATCTTCAGGAACAAATTCTCTATTTTCAACAAATTGTTTATTTAATCCAGGTTTTATATTATTAAAATAAACATAAACCGCTATAGAAATAAAGAATAATGCTATTAAAATTAATCCTATTATGAATTTTCTCTCATAAATAAAATCTATAAGTTCTCCTAACATATATATTATAATAATATAAAGTTAAAATAGTGTATAACGAATAATATGATTTATAGAGATAGTTCTGGAAATCTACATATTATTAATATTAATGATTTCAAGAATGATAAATTATTTTATGAATATTTAATGAAAATCAAAGAATAATTATAATACTATTATTGGTAATAATAATATTATTATAATATAATATGATTAAAAGTAGAAAAAAAAATCCTAAAATTAAAAAAAGAGTTTTTACAAAAAAACAATATAATAGTGGTGATGGTATGTTAACTAGTGTTTGGGGACCAAGTATGTGGCATTATTTACATACTATGAGTTTTAATTATCCTGTAGAACCAAGTAAAGAAAATAAACATTATTATAAAGAATTTGTTAAAAACTTACAATATACATTACCATGTAAATATTGTAGAATAAATTTAAAAAATAATTTTAAAGCTCATCCTATAAAAGAATGTCATATGAAAGATAGAGAATCATTTTCAAGATATGTATATGAATTACATGAATTAGTTAATAAAATGTTGAATAAAAAATCTGGATTAAAATATTGTGATGTGAGAGAAAGATATGAACACTTTAGAGCAAGATGTAGTAATGAAAAGCCAAAAATATTTAAATTTAATAAAACAAAAAAGAAAGAAAAAGGATGCACAGAACCATTATATGGAAAAAAAGCAAAATGTATAATTAAAATAGTTCCTCATGAAAAAAAATGTAAAACTTTAGAAATTGATAATAAATGCTTGAAAAGAAAAATTTAATATTATTTTATATATATAATAATGGCTGTTAAAAGAAAATCTTACAAAAAAAATCGTAAAGGAGAAAAAAAATCAATGCGCAGAATGTCTAGAGGCGGAAGAGGTATGGCACCAATGAATCCTGCTGTATTCCCTACACCTTTACCCGAAGCTAATCCTGGATTAGATGCTGCGTTTGCTTTAGCGCAAGATCCTTTAAACAGAGCTTTAATGTCGGGTGGTAAAAGAAGAAATTCGAGAAAAGGCAAAAGAGGTGGAAGAGGTATGGCACCAATGAATCCTGCTGTATTCCCTACACCTTTACCTGAAGCTAATCCTGGATTAGATGCTGCGTTTGCTTTAGCGCAAGATCCTTTAAACAGAGCTTTAATGTCTGGTGGAGCTTACCAACAAGGATATAACGCTAGATTAGATGAATCTTTAGCAAAACGTCATCCTGGAAAAAAAGGTAAATATTCAACAAGAAGAAAACAAAGTAAAGGCATGGAAAGATATTTAGGTAGAAGACCATATGCATCAGTATCTACAATGTATAAAAGAAGAAAAGGAAAAGGAAAAAGATCACGAGGTGGAAATAGATTAATGGAAAATGTAAGATTATTACAAAATCAAGCTTTCATTAAAGGTCAAACAAATCCATTATTCAGAGCTCTTTCACATAGCGGTGGTTCACCTGCCCCAATCCCACCAAATACTGTCCAACCAGCTGATTCAAATAATTGGTGGGTAGGTGAAAATGGTCAAACATTTTTTGCTCCTACTAGACAAGCGGCTTTCAATCAATCAATGGCGCTAGGAAATCACCCAGCAACTAAATCTATGAAACAAAATAGATGGGTTCCATTTACAAGATAAATAAATATTTATTATTATTTATAATTAATATTTATTTGAATTATTTACATAC